TGGGACTCCACGGGCTGAGACGGTTGGATACAGCTCGATCACGAACAACATAAATTATGTGACCTTTAATTTGTCAGCGGCATTGGCCTACGATCACGGGACGGATGAAACTATTATTCTTTCGCAGGGTGGGAATCGGTCGGTCGTTGCTGGCACCGTAGTCAAAGTCCCGGCAAGTGATATAAACCCAGAGATAACCTACTCTCTGGACGCCACGGCCATCATTCTTGACGGAGAAAAAGAGATCACCGCTGTCGGGGTTACAGCCAGTGCCGCTGGCTCTCAAGCCAACGTGCCAATCGGCTCGATCATCCAATACGATTCTCTCCCATTCTCGACAGCCTATGTGACAAATCCAGAGCGCATCACGAACGGTCGCGATGTTGAGACCGATCAGGCTTTGAGAGATCGAATCAAATCAACGATTCAATCACTATCTCGCGGGACTGGTCGATCAATCACCACAGGGATCACTGGACTCGCGGCAAGCAACAAGCGGGTCGTTTCGGCCTCTTTGGTTGAGCCGACTGTCCCTGCAGATGTGGTTAAGGTGTTCATCGACGATGGAACCGGATTCATTCCAACATTCTCTCACGTCGGGACAGAGACTCTTGTTACCTCTGCCACTGGCGGTGAGAAATTCCTTTTTGCACTAAACGTCCCGATGGTTAAAGCCTTTGTCGAGACTCAAAACTTGGCACCATATAACCTTGTGGGCGGAGAGACTTTGTTCGTAGAAGTTGGTGGACAGATCGAGACCATCACATTCTTATCAACCGATTTTGCAACGGTTGGAGCCGCCACAGCACAAGAGGTCTTGAAAAAGATCAACTCAACCTCTGACTTATTTGAATCTCGTGTGACCAGAGATGGTTCACAGATCAAGATTTTTGCGCGATCAAATACCGATGAGCAAATCCAGGTAACAGGCGGGACGGCAAATGCCATTCTCAACTTCCCTACAGATTTAAAATATACATCAAAGCTTTATCGAACTCGCGACGCCGTGACCAAGTTGTTGGCAAAGGATGGAATCACATCTGCCCTGGATTGCGTGAACTCGGCGGCCTACAATATGTCGGCCACTCAGAATTTGGTTGTCGTTGTCGATGCAAAAAATTCATCGCCACAAATGGTATGGTTTAAATCAACTGATTTTGTAAGCCCAGCGACAGTGACGGCGGCAAATATCGTCAGCCTTTTAAATGCGAGACTCTCTGGGGCCATAGCTCAAACCGCATCAAACGGTGCAAAGATCAGATTGGTTTCAAACACTAAAAAGAGTTCGTTGTCAGCCCTTCAGGTTGTTGACAGATTTACGAACGCCCTTTTGGATAGCGGTGGAGTCACAGACATCCTAAGCACACTGCTGACTGGAGCGAATACGAGTGGGCCGACTGACTATCTCTACCTCGGTCACTCTTCGGTCCCGTTTGAGAGCATTTACTTATCTAGTTTATCTTCTGCTGGTCCCGGCACAGCGATTTTTGAGTTCTGGAATGGCTCTATATTCCAAGCATTCACCCCATCATACGACGAGTCGTTTGGATTAACCGTCGATGGCCACATACTGTTCAAGCTCCCTTCAACGTGGGTGCCATCGACCGTGTTTGGGCAAACAGCCTATTGGATACGCATAACGGGATTTGATGCGATAGCGTCAGAGATCAGAGTGTGTTCTGCCAATCAGACTTTCGGGTTCCCGTCAGCGGCGGTTGTCGGCGCAGATCGCGACTATACTTTGAATCGATTCATTGGACAGATCGAGCTTGTTGAGACCTTGAATCCTCTTGATTCTATCGTGCTGGGAAGCCCAGACACACGAGCCGCAATCATATCAACGAGCGGATCGTTTGGACTTGTTGGCGGCGAAGCTCTCAACATCGAAATTGATGGGGTCGCTCAAACGGTCAACTTTGTTGCTCCTGACTTCTTCACACCTGGGGCCGCATTGCCAGCCGAGGTCGTTGCAAGAATCAACAAGGACCTGATTGGTGCCACGGCTTCAACGGTGCTCAGTGGGACAAAAGTAAAAATTCAATCCAACAAGTTCTCAGGTGGGACACTGAAGGTGACAGGCGGGAGCGCAAACGCATTCCTTCAATTCGTCACGACCACGGCCACATCTTACATCTCTCACGTCCCAGCACTTGAGTCGGTCTCTCATCCGTTCACGTTCAATCCAGATGATTCGGTTGTCGTGGTTATGGATAAAAACTCGGCCAACAATTTCACCACTCCATGCACACGGGCCGGAGCACTGACGGCGGTAACGAGCACGACCGACATCACGGACTCTGTTCTTTACACGATCTTCCCTGTTGTCGATGACATTAAGTTTTTCGACTTCCTTTATACTCAGATTTATTTTTTAACGATCCAAGACATCCAGTATCAGTCGGCAATCACAGATCGTCGCCTTGTAAACGTCGCCTATGTCGCTGGAGGAACAGCCGGACTAGAAGTGGTGACTGTCCTTGGCAATAATATATCGATTCAAATTCAAGTCGGGGTCTCGACAGCCACTCAGGTAAAAGCTGCCTTCGATGCAACACCAGCGGCGGTTCTTTTGGCAACAGCTACGATCACCGGAACTGGATCCAACCCACAGACCGCTCAAGCGGCTCTGTTCTTGGTCGCCCCACGATCGCAGATTTCTTCGTATTCTGTCCCGACAGGGCAGATGATTTTGGCAACACCGTTGCCAGTTGTCCCAAGTCTCGGCGACAGTTATCAGATCGCACCACAGTTGGCCTCAAGTGTTGTTAAATTCTGGTCAAACAAGAAGGTCGCACTTCTTACAACTCAGGCCGAAGTCAGGACAAGCTCTGGCGGTGTGAAAGTTCAGATCGCATCGTTGGTGACTGGGGAGAACGCTGCGGTTCAAGTAGCTGGCGGGTCTGGCAATTCTCAACTCGGATACACGACTCTCATATTCTTGGGCGTGGATGGATACCGATATTATACCGAACTTGCTCAAGTCACCCAGTGGACCATCGACGGCAAGGTCTCTGATTCAACAAACTATCCAGGCATTAGAGCGGCTGGGGTTCAGGTTGAAGTGGCCGAGCCAGTGACGGTCCCAATTAGTGTTTCAATGACGATCACAACTCAAGAGGGAATCACACTCTCGGCAATCTCGAACGATATTAAGTCGGCGGTCGCAAGTTACATCAACTCATTGCCAGTGGGCGCAGAGGTTATCATCTCTTCGATCATCGCGGTCGTGAAGGGTGTGAGCGGAGTCTTCGACGTGAAGGTGAACGTCCCGACAGCGAATATCGCGATCGCGTTTAACGAGCTTGCGAGAATTAAAGAGTCGTCGATCATAGTTGGTTAAAGGGGTTTATGGCTAAACTGGATAAAATGATAAGATTCGTCCCCGGTCTTTATAAGCCTGAATCCAATCAGGTGAATCGGGGTCTTTTGTATGCGTTCTCTGGCGAGGATGACGTGATTGTTCAGGCCGTTCAGGACGCCAAAGAGCAGCTTTACATCCAACTTGCACAGCTTCAATACTTGGACTCGTTGGGGTCTAATGTCGGGGTCTTCAGGCCGACAGCTTTCAAGTTGGCCGACTCTCAGTTCAGGAATTTGATTCCGGCTCTGAGCTTCGCACCGAAACAGGTCAGACCCACGATTGTAAAAGTCCTCGATGTTTTCTTTGGGGCTGGGAACCCTTTAGTGAAAATTTTCGAGATCAACCCCAATGAGATTGTCATTCAGATTCCAAGCTCAGTGCCAGCCCTCAGAAGGGACCTTCGTGGGTCTATCCACTTTAAGGCATACTCTGGGACCATCGTTTCAATCGACAACATCGGCAAGACCATGGTGATTGATATGTATCCTGGCCGTCTGAGCAGCTCTTTAAAGGCCTTGGCGGTTGATGAGCTTGCCGGAAGCACGATCGGGATGGACCTCCATAATGCCAACGTCTTGGGCAATTCGGCGGGGTCCTCTGGCGTGATATTCCAATTCGCGGCATCTGACAACCTATCGCCATTTGTCGTTGGCAGGACCATAGTGATCAAGAATCCCAAATACCCTGGCGCGTATATGAACGACCAGCGAAGGGGTTATACGGTCACTATGAAGCGCGGGACCATCGGTCAGGTGATCAATGTGGGCAATATCGCACCCTCAGTTATCATGCAGGACTCCTCAGGGATTCCAGACGCGGTGGGATATGTCACATTCAATTTTGGCTTTGATAACGAAGAGGGTCCGATCAAGTATTTCTCAAGACCAAATAATACGACACTTCAGTTGGACCCGGGCTACATTTTTACGAAGCAACATTCGATAGGGGAAGTTGTGAACGTGGTTGTGACCCCTTACCAGACTCCAGACATCACGGGATTTGACTACAGACCGTATCTTGTTGGAGTCACAGCCGCGAGAGTCCTGGCCCAAGAGATCGTTCAATCGGTTTTGGCGGCTGGAATAGTTATTAGATGGCAGGTTGTAGAGCCTGTCTGTGTTGACTAAGTTTAGAGAGGTTTAAGATGCAAAGAAGTCAGAGATTCGTCGCCGATCAGCGTTTTGACCTTCCTCAATACGACTCGATGATCGGCTATATCACCGCCGAGTTCTCAGCTTACAACAAGGCGTTCTTCGCGCCTCTGAATCGAATTGTCAAGAACTGGAAGATTTTGAACAACGGAGGCCTCTCGGTCATCGTTGATCAGACCTCTGATTCAACTCTTTTTAATTCAAAAAGAGCCGGACACGAGCAATTTGTTTTAAGGAATCAAGCTGACACCGCTCTGACTTTGACCTTGGCCGACAACGCAACAAACTTTGTTGAGCTTCAAATGGTCAGCGGGACCTGCACGGCTGATACCGTGGCCATCTGGGATACCACAGCCAATGGTGGAGACGGTGCCGAGTTCACTCAGAACGTAAACACGGTCAATGAAGAACAGCCAGTCCTCGTCGCAAACACTGTCGCCTTCACTGGCGATACGGATAAAATCCAATTAGCAGTCGTCGTCACATCTGGCGGCGCGATCACGAGCATCACAGACTCTCGACAATTCCTCTTTCATGTCGATGCCGATTGGAGTTTTGGCTCCCCTCGATCTGATAAGACAATTTCAAATCAAAAAGAGGCCTATGATGCCTTAGCGACAGCACTCAAAGAGGTAAAAGGAACTTCCTCTTGGGTTGACGTTAATTGGGAATCAAGCCGGATCCTAAAAGAATATCAGAACATATTCTATTATGGCGGTGGAGGAATCAACTGGGATGGAACGACCCTCACATGGTCGGCAGCGATCAAAATGGAGATCGCGAATCGTGGTTATATCTATCAAATAGATCCAACGAGTGTGACTCCGGTTGAGGGTGACGCTGTTTACGTTGTGATTCCAGACGGGGCTCCTGGCGGGTCTCTGACACCAGTTGTGGCCGCACTCTCAGCGGTGCCGATCAATCCTGCCTCTGGCGGTTTTGCTCACGGTATTCAGGTTCTATTTTTCAGAAGAAACAGCGTCATTTATGGAGAGATGGATCTTCCAGAGTTGACCGTCGGAGAGACGGCCAGCATTGGCGACAATCTGTCCTCACAGCAAGCCGCGAGACTTGGCATAACCAGCGATTCAACCTATGAGGCCTACTCGGCAGCGGCAATCGCCTCAGGTGTGATCGGTGCGGCTGATTCTTATGCGGCTGCAATCTCAAAACTTGCGACCAGAACGAGCCTCAACAAGGCAAAATATATC